GGATGCGGTGGTGTACCTTGAAAAGATTAAGCGAATAAATGGACTTTAGATTAACTACGGCCATCAAAAAGATTAGGCGGATGCAAGCCCGGAAGAAGGTGATTCAGGGCGGGACATCTGCCGGAGGCTAACCCCCGCTCGGCAACGGGTGGGGGTAGGAAAAACGCTCGCCATCCTTGCGGTCCTCATCGACATCGCAGCAAAGAACAAGACCGAGATATCGGTGGTTTCCGAATCCATCCCCCACCTACGGAGGGGAGCAATCAAGGACTTCGCCAAGGTCATGCAATGGACGGGCCGATGGGTCGCAGACCGATGGAACAAGACCCTGCTCACCTATCACTTTGCCAACGGTTCAATCATCGAGTTCTTTTCGGCTGATTCCGAGGCAAGGCTCCGAGGTGCAAGGAGGCAAGTCGTTTATATCAACGAGGCGAACAACATCGACTTCGAATCCTACTACCAGTTAGCCATTCGTACCAGCGAGGCCATCTACATCGACTTTAACCCGACCCACGAGTTTTGGGCGCACACCGAGGTCCTGCCCGAACAGGACGCAGAACTGGTCATCCTAACCTACAACGACAACGAGGCCCTGCCCGACACCATTAGGAGGGACATCGAACTGAACCGCACTAAAGCCGAAACCTCTGCATACTGGGCGAACTGGTGGAAGGTGTACGGCCTCGGTCAGGTCGGGACGCTTCAGGGTGCGATATACGAGGACTTCGAGGTGGTGGAGGGTATCGATGTCAGCCGAGCGAAATTCGTCGCCCTTGGGCTTGACTGGGGCTTTAGCAACGACCCTACGGCATTGGTAGCAATCTACCGCCAAGGGGACTGCCTGCTCATCCAAGAATTGCTCTACGCTACGGGCCTCACGAACCAAGACATCGCAGACAAGTTGCGGTCCTTGGGCATCACCCGGGCTTGGGAGATTGTGGCGGATTCAGCAGAACCCAAGAGCATCGAGGAAATCTATCGGTTAGGTTTCAACATCAAGCCAGCGGAGAAAGGCCCCGATTCGGTCAGAAACGGCATTGACATCCTCAAGCGGTTCAAGTTGCAGGTAACCAAGGATAGCACAAACCTTATCAAAGAACTGCGCTCATACACTTGGGCGACCGACAAGGAGGGCAAGAACACGGGGGTCCCCATTGACTCCTTCAACCACGCCTGCGATGCGATGCGTTATGTGGCCCTCAATAAGTTACGGGTCAGTAACTCAGGGAAGTACGTTGTGGTGTAACTTTGGGGCATGAACACGGAACGCATCCTTGACCTGCTCATCGAAATCGGTAAGACGCTTGCAGCCGTTTTATTCATCTTCACCCTTCTAACCCTCCTTTGGACCTTATGAAAGTCGTCCACTACTACCACATCTACTGCGGAGGCAACTGGCAGTTAATCCTGAACCAGCACATGATGGCGGTCTGCAACTACGGCCTCATCAATGTCTTGGACGAAATCCGTGTAGGCATCGTCGGTCCACCTGAACAACGCAAGGCGGTCAAGGAGGTGTTGGAGAACTCGATGGTGGCCGAGAAGGTCAAGGTCGTAGTAACCCGAACCAACGCTTGGGAGCAGGCGACGCTGACTGAAATGTACCGGGCAAGTCAGGAAGAGGAAGCCGTGTACCTGTACGCCCACACGAAGGGGGCAAGCGACCCATCTTTGATAAACCAGTTGTGGAATCGAAGCATGACCTTCTTCAACGTCGTGGCTTGGGAACGCTGCCTGCAACTGCTGGAAGGCGTGGATGCGGTGGGATGTCATTGGATTACCAAGGAGCAGTTCCCTCACATGGCCGATGCCAACAACCCCGAAGGCTATCCCTACTTTGGTGGAACCTATTGGTGGGCCAAGTCGAGCCACATCAAGGAACTCGGTGAGCCGGAACGCAAGCAGAGGTGGCAGGCAGAGCATTGGATTGGCAAGAAGCCCAACACCAAGGTTCACGACACCAACCCCGGATGGCCGGGTCCCGAAAAGTTTGTAATCACGTTTTAGCATGAAGGTCCCCATCCTCATCACGAACTTCAACCTCTACACTTGGCCGAAAGCAATGGTCAAGGAACTGCAACGGATGAAGGAATGCGGTCCTATCATTATCATTGACAACGGTTCAACTTACCGCCCGACCTTGGAGTGGTACGATTCGCTAAAGGGGAATGAGGACGTTTCGGTAGTTCGTACCGGGCAGAACTTGGGACATCTTGTGGCATGGAGGCTCGGATTTGACAAACGCATCAAAGCCGATTTTGGCTACCCCGATTACATCGTAACCGACCCCGACCTCGACCTTTCGGGATGCCCTGACGACACCATCGTGCGGATGCGTGAACTTTGGTACGATTCGCCTTCCTACCCCTACATCTACCGGGACGAAGAAGCCAAGGACTTTAACGGGGTGCAGTTCAACGTCAAGGACAAAATTGGCCTCGGCATTCGTGTTGACGACATTCCCGAAAACGCCCTATTCTTCCAACCCGCTGAACATCGCTACCACAAGCAGCCGACCTATGGCAACCTTCGCTTGGCTCCAGTTGATACGACCTTCGCCTTCTACCATGCCGACACCTATCAGGTCTGCATTAGCGGTGCGAGGACGATGACCCCCTACGAGGTGAGGCATCTGCCCTACTACATCACACCCGTTGAGATGAACTCGGATTGGGAGTTCCGGCAATACCTTGACAAAGCAAACCACTCCAGCACGGCTAAGAAGATAGCCGATGGACTTCAAATCGGATAATATGCCCTACTCACACCCGTTCCACAAGGACTTTGTTGGCAACCATATCCGCTCGGTTCTAACCGAATCCGACCGGGTGCTTGACATTGGATGCGGTTGCGGAACTTACGCCCTGCTGCTTCCCGAAATCAAGATGGACGGCATCGAGATTCATGAGCCGTATGTCAGCCGATTCGGTTTGCAGGACCTTTACCAAACCCTGCATATTGGGGATATTCGTGAGTTCGATTTTTCGGCCTACACCTACCTGATTATGGGCGATGTCTTTGAGCATTTAACCTTTAACGAGGCGAGGGACCTGCTTACCCGAATGAAGGGCAAGAGGATTATGATTGCCGTGCCTTATATGTACAGGCAGGGCGAATGGGAAGGGAATGTGTACGAAACGCATTGGCAACCCGACCTGACCCCCGAAGTAATGGCGTTGAGATACCCCGAACTGAAATTGCTCGTTGGGGATGCGGTGTACGGCTACTACATAAACTACTGACCTATGAAACTCCAAGACCTCACCATCGACCAGTTCCAACGTATTGGAGCCATTGAGTTCTCCAGCGTCCTTGGGGACTACGACAAGCGCGCAGGGGTCGTCGCAATCGTTGAGGGGGTCGATATATCACTCGTGAGGGAAATGCCCGCCAAGAGCGTCCTAAAACGTTACAAGGCCATCATAAGCGAGTGGAACGCATTGCCTGCGTTGGGATACAAGCGAAAGTTCAAAGCCGGGGGCAAGTGGTGGATTCCAACGGTGTTCACGGACGAGTTGACGGCTGGGCAGTTGATAGAGTTAATGGACGCAAACACGACCGACGAAAAGCAGTTGTTGCAGAACCTTCATCGAATCATGGCGACCTTGTGCAGGGAAGGTGGGTTATTCGGATTCTTCCCCAAGAAATACGACGGGGCTGCCCATGCAGAGCGGGCCGAACTAATGAAGAAGTACGCCAAGGTGGGCGACGTTTGGGGGGTTGTCAGTTTTTTTTTGCTAAGTTCAGAATCCTACTTGAAAGTTTTGAGCGACTATTCCAAGCACCTGATGACGAAGGCCGAGGGGCTGACGTAAGCCCTCTTGCCGGTTACGGTTGGCTCATGGTCGTGTGGAGGATGGCAAATAAGGATGTACTGAAATTCGATGCCATCTTTGCGATGAAGGCGGTGGAGTTCTTGAACTATGCCTTGCTGATTCACGACATTTTGGAAGCCGAACGGATGGAGGCGGAACGAGCAAGACGCAGATAGACACATTCCAGCACGGGGGACATTTACCCACATGGAAACAACCATACTTGCGAATGGCCAACCCGTAGGTAAGTTCGGCAGCGGTTCGATGAAAGGCATCGACCAAACCGCTTTGGAGGGCATTGGTTCAGTCGTCGGCCCCAAGGGTGGAGGCAAGTCGCCAACCCACGACGTGCTGGTCAAGTGGATAGAACGGGTCATCGAACTTGCGAAGAAGAACCTTGAAGCAGCCAACGCAAATGCAGGGGGAACGCTATCGGCATCTATCGCCCCCGAAGACATCGAACTATCCGCAAAGCAAATCGTCGTGGCTATCATGGCCAACCCCTATTGGAAGTATGTTGACCAAGGGGTGCGAGGCAAGTCCTCAAGCGCAAAGGCTCCGAGGTCGCCATTCCAATATCGGGATAAGTTCCCACCTGCCCAAGCCATGGCCGATTGGATAGCCAACAAGGAAAAAGCAGTTGTGCCAACCTATTCCCGTGAACTCAAGCGGATGCGGACGAAGCAGGAGCAGGGATTGGTGGATGGCAGGTCTGTTGCGTACTGGGTATTCCAACGAGGGACACGGGCCACAAACTTCATGTCCAACGCCCTATCCCCCGAAATGATAGACGTTTTGGTGAATACAATCGCCGAAACCCTTGGCAAATCCATAAGCGTAGCAACCAAATTATAAAATGGCAGTAACCGTCCTTTCAGGGTCGCCCCAAGTGGCTACACCCGTTTACAACAAGATGATCTTCAAGGTCAGCGGTTCGCTGATTGCTCAACCCAATTACAGGTACGTCTGCGATGTCAAGAACCCAGCAGGGACGACCCTTGCCCGGCTAAAGTGCGACAAACTGCCCTCCACCAACTTCGGTTTCTTTGACGTGGCCAAGGTTGTGGAAACGCTGATTGCACCTACCAAGCCAACGCTGACCCAAACGGGATTCGTGGATCATGCCGGGTATTATTCGGGGTACAGGCTCGACTTCATGGAGGAATACGGGAACACTCCAGTCGTGCAGACGGGAACGGTAACCACCGTCAGCGGGGTCATGGGGTTTGCGGGGAACTTGGAGCAGTTGGAGTTCCAAGACTGGACCATAAGCCCTTACTTCCGAATCGAGCAATCATTCCCGTCAACAAGGGCCTTGACCTCACAAAGAGCCTTCACGGTCTATCACGGAGGCAAGGCTTGGCTTGCGATTAACGCTACAAAGTATCAAGCCGTAGCACCAAACGATACATGGCTCGTTTCGGGCCGTGTAACCTACAAGGGAGTTGATTACGATATAGCAGTCAGTCCAAGCCTTTCTGGTACTACGGATTTTAACATCCAACGCTTTGCCTGTGGTCCTGCACAACTATCGGGAACCATCGCAGCACTAAGCGGAGCGGTGGAGGGCGATTCCTACACCGTTCGTTTTTACTCAAGCACTACGGCACAAAGCGCAGGCAATGTCGTAACCTTCACGTTCGGCCCCTGCGAGCGATTCAACTCCATCCCAGTTCACTTCCAAAACAAGTACGGGGGCATTGACTCCTACACCTTCACGCTCAAGAACCGCAAGAGAGCCAACATTACCCGGCAGACGTTCGGCTACAACTCGGACGTTTATGCGACTACCACCTACGACAAGGTTTGGGCAGGGGAGTTTGATTACGTTTACGCACTCAACTCGGACTGGCTCACGGATGCCGAATCCGCTTGGCTTATCGAGATGATTAGGTCCGGGCAGGTATGGCTTGAACTGGATGGGCAACTCGTTGAAGCCATTGTGAACGCCAACACCTACCAATTCACGACTCGCAGGAACGACCGCCTCACGCAGTTGCAGGTCGAGGTTGCCGTGGCTTACAAGAACAACATCCTATGAGCGTTACGCTGATTGCCTACCCGACCGCTGACTACACCACCGACTTGCAGGCTTGGAATGCGTTTAACGACCGAGCCGATGCCGATGGTGCTACAAGCCGGGAGGACGCTTGCTTTGGCTGCCTGTTCTCGGCCTTTGCGACCCTTTACGACCAACCTGAACTGGCTTATGTGTTGGATACGATGGGCGAGATTGACATCGCCCTGACCTATTCTATATCCGATATTGAGGACGTAACAAAGCAGCGAGGCAGTTTTAGCAAGACCATCCAGTTGCCCAATACGCCCACCAACAGGGAGTGCTTTGGCTACGCTTACAACATTCAGTCCTTTGTGGGTGGATTCCAACCCAACAAGCGCATTCGTGCAGCGATGTGGGAGGATGGGGTGCAGATATTCAGCGGAGTGTTGCAACTCCTGTCCATGGCTAAAATCAAAGGGCAGGTAACTTATGAGGTCGGGCTATTCACGGACAACGTGAGCCTGTTCAAAGCCATTGAGGGCAATATGCTCGTAAACACGGCAGGCGTTACAGGGATGAACCACGTCCCTAATTCGGGCCACGTTTCAGGGACTTGGACGGCAAGCGGTACGGCTTCGAGCGGTTACGTTTACGGCTTGGTGGATTCAGCAGGATTTAGCGACACCATCGTTCCAACGCAGGGTGCTGGATGGTTTCAAGCCCCTTGGTGGAGGCTTGGTCCTTCCATCTACGTCAAAAAGATGGTTGACCTCATTTTTGCCGAGGCAGGGTTCCGTTATTCTTCCAACTTCTTCAACTCAACGACCTTCGGTAAACTTGTTATGCCCTACGCTGCTGGGGTTATGCCTGTAAACCTATCGGGGTCCAATGCTTTCACGCAAAGCACGGGAACAGTCTTGTGTGCAAACGGCACAACGCAGGTGCTTTCCTTTCCCAAAGAAACATCCCCATTTTTTGATAATGGCGGTTATTGGGTTGCATCCTCAAGCACCTTTGTCGCTCCTGCTGACGTTCCAACAAGATGGAACATCGAGTTAAGCCTTAATATAGGCAACGTTACAGGCTCAACATCAATGCTTTCCAATATAGCACTCTATAACCTAACTACATCGGGGAACATCATCAACCTGCAAAGTCGTCAAGGATTCGCCAACAGGAATATGCGAATCAATATGCAGAACGTAACATTCCCGGCTGGAGCGAGGGTTCAGGTTCGTGCAGAGCAACTCGCCTTGTTCGGAATTTCATTTCAAGTCCTTTCGGGTAGTACAGTTCAATTCACTTGCCTTGAAAACCCGGTAAGTATCGGAACCTTGGACATGCGGACCGCTTTGCCTGCTGACGTGAAGCAGAGCGACCTATTAGCGGACTTGCAGAAGATGTTCAACCTCCAGTTCATGCCGGACCCACAAGACCCGAAGTTGCTATACATCGAGCCTTGGGTGGATTTTTATGCAAGCGGTTCGGTGGATTGGTCGCAGAAAGCGGATGAGAACGAGGAACAAGTGATAACCAATGGCGACCCCAACGCCTACACGAACATGATTTTTAAGTACAAGGATATGGGCGATTACCTGTCCAAGACCTACAAGCAGTCCTATCCGCTTGCAAGGGAAGGGTACGGAGGCCGAATCTTCAACACGGGCAACTTTTACGGAAAGAATGATAAGGTCGTTGAAACCATTGCAGGCACGCTTATACCTGCGTCTTTTGCTACGGATAAGATAGTTGGAAGGACTTGGGACTTGGAAGGCCCCGAAGCAAGCGGAACGATTAAGCCCCTACAAACGGGGTATCGCTTGGCTCAATACAACCTTATCACGGGGTTAAGCGAATGGGCCTATCAATACGGGGTAAGCGGTTCAACGGCCCTATCCGTTGGGATTCTGCAACTCCCCTTCATCAGCCACATTGACAACCCCTACGCTCCAACGATGGACTTGGCCTTTGGTCAACCTCGGACGGTCTTCTACAATGCAGTCAACGCATCGGGTAGTTTTATCAACTACACGAACAACAACCTTTACAACAAGTATTGGCTCAATTACATCAACGAAACGGTATCAAGCGAGGCTTTGCAGTTGGAACTGACGATGATGATAAACCCAGCAGACATTTATCAACTTGACTTCCGCAAGCCTATTTATTACGGAGGCATCCGCTGGCGACTGCTTGAGGTTCGAGATTACCTCGTCGGGCAGATGAAACCTTGCAGGGTAACGCTCCGAAGAATTCTCAACCTCGCTGAATTTGCGCCGACATCAACGACACCGATAGCCAACGACCCATCCGCAAGGTACAATGGGCCTATCGACCCCGACCCAGCAGACCCCGACTACGAACCACCCATCAACCCTGAATTACCAACCCCCGGATAATGGCAGACGTAAACAAAGAAATTGCGATTAAGGTAACCGCTACGGATGCAAGCGGTCCAGCACTTCAATCCCTTGAGGATAAACTGAATGCTGCGAAGAAGCGGATGATTGAACTTGCCGTTGCTGGCAAGCAGAATACCGAAGAATTTATCAGGCTTCAACAAGAGGCAGGGGAGTTCAAGCGAACCATTGAAGGCGTTGAGCAGTCCGTTGATTCGGTCGCAAAGTCAGGAACGCAAGGGATGCAGTTGTTCTCGGAAGCCTTGACCGCAGTAACCGCAGGGTTCACGATTGCGACAAGTATGTCTGCCTTGTATGGCGAAGAGAACGAGGACCTTCAAAAGACGATGATGAAGGTTCAAGCGTCTATGGCTTTGCTTCAAAGCATACAAGCCTTGCTTGCCATTACGACTAAGACGAGTGCCGTAGCAACTACCGCTAACAGGATTGCCTTGGCCCTTTACGACAAGACTGTCAAAGGGACGACCATAAGCCTCAAAGGTTTCAAGGCTGCACTTGCTGCAACAGGGATTGGATTGATTGCCGTTGCTGCGGGACTTGCCTACACCAACTGGGAAAAGTTGCGAGAATTGCTCGGATTACCACCGAACAACACAAAGGCTATTGCTGCCTTGGAGCGAGAAATTGCTTTGATGGAGGCAAATGGGGCCATGATTGAATCCATTGAGGCCAAGAAGGTTGAGTTAATCAAACTGCAAGCCCAAGAGATGAAGGGGCAAGAAAAGTTGAACAAACTCAACGAGATTGGCATCATAACCGCTCAAGCACAAGTAAGGGCGAAGCAAGCACAAATTGCAACCCAAGAAAAAGCCATTGCTACATCTGAGCGTGAACTTGAGGTGCTTCAATCCCAATACGTTAAAGGTGAAGAAAATGCAACGGCACAAATCGAACTCGCTCAAAAGATTTATGCTGAAAATGAAAGGCTATACCAACAAAGGAGATTGCTCGCACAAAGCCAGCAAGAACTCGACCAACTTGAGATAGACGAGAAGAACCGAAAGGCTGAAATTTTATCAAACTTGGACTCGCAGTTGCAAGAAGATGCGAAGAAAGATTATGATGTCAGGAATCAATTAGCGGAAGAGCAGTTTAGAGATGAGGTAGATAAAGCAAAAACCAAGGGAATCTTACTTGAATCCCAACTTGATGAAGAGCGAGTTCAAAGGTTGGCAGCAGCCAAGTTAGCCCTCGGAGATACCGAAGCGTACCTCACGATGGAGAAGGACAT